GTGTTGGAGTGGATTTTTCAAAATTTTTTGCGAAAAAATTCGCACGTTTTCGGGTCGCGCCTGCGTGTGTGCGTGTATGATATGAGCGTGTGCGCGTGCGCGCGAAAATGGCGTGGAACAATGGAAAATGGCATATACCGGGCCTTTGCGGCCGAATAGAAACCCTAAAAAGACAGATCATTGCGCAAAAATAGCAGATTTAGATATGCAGTGGCCACCTGTAGAATGTATAAGTGTCGCATTCACAGGACCCGGGGCCTCTGGAGTAAAAAAAATAGGAATGTGTGTTTGCTTCCGAAGTCCGCGCACGCTGGTTCGCTGTCGTGGACTTCACGATCCGGAAAATAGCGGATATATGATTTTGACTAGTTATTAACAGGTTATTAACAATTTCAACAAAATGGCAACGACTCTCGATCAAATACGAAATCTTGATCCTAAAACAGTAAGTATCATCAAGGAGACGAAAGGTCAGCAGATCGGTGCAGCCTCTCCGGAGGTGGCACAGTACATACTGCAGATATCGCGTGCTTACGAGATCTTCACCGGCCCGGATGCAGATGGTACCATCATGGGTACGGCCATACAGCTGCAGAAGGAGTTTCCTCAGATCAGCATCCGTACTGCCAGGCGGCGTGTATCGGAAAGTATCTCGTATGTACACTCTCAGATGGATACGTGTCCGGATGAATGGCTCGAGTTCTATGCCGATAAGATGGACCGGCTGGGTAAGCAATGCGAAAAGAATGGCGAACTCGAGGCGGCGCGTCGATCCTATGAGATAGCTTGTGAGTACCGCGTAAAAGCCGCTGCGGGTCGCGTGGATCCGGAGCGTATCAAGTACAAGCGGATGTTAGTATCTCCGGATGTACAGGCTGCACGTCTTGGCCTGGGTGGTTCCGGTATGCGCGAACTCATAGCGCGCGGTAAGCAGCTCATAGAAGAGTCCGGCCTATCGAGCAAAGATAAAGAGCGCGTACTGAAGGAGTTGGATCTGGAGACCGGTTTTGTAGAGGATGTAGATTATGAAGAGGCGGGTAATCAATAAGGAGCATTTCGATGAGCAGTACTATTCTGCAGTACAGACACTGGCACTGTTGGCCGATACGCAGGATATGTACCTCGAGCTGGGTCGTGGATCCGGTAAGACTACTCATATCTTAGGACCTCGTATAGACCGGGTACAGAATAGCATGCCTGGATCCGTACAGGTATTCCTGGCATCTACTTATAAATCCATATTCGAGAACCTGGTTCCGGGTATCATGGAGTTCTTTATCGATCATTATGAAGAGGATATGTATTACTGCATCGGTAAACGGCCACCGGTACACTTCAAACCGTGTCGCACACTTATTACGGATTGGAAAAACACGATATCGTTTGTTAACGGTACCGTGATCCAATTTGTTAGCTGCGAGCGTCCGGAGCGTGCTAATGGTAAGAATATAGCACACCTGTATATGGATGAGATGCTGCATATCAAACAGCGTGTAGTAGATGAGAATGTGCGGCCGGCCATGCGTTCTAAATCGACGTCCTTCTACGATAGTCCGTACTTCATGGGCACTACCGGTACTACTTCCACACCGAATATCGAGACCGATCAGGATTGGTTTCTGAAGTATGAGGATAAGATGGATCCGGAGCGTATCCGTACGATTCAGGCTATCGCGCTCGAGCTGGATCACCGGTACTACCTACTCGAGAATGCACAGCTCCGGAATGATGAGTCGGCCATCCGGAAGCTCACGAATTACTGCAGGCGAATTGAGGCGATGTTAACACAGCTACGGCGTGGATCTATTTACTATCTCCGGGCCTCTTCATTCAGTAACATCAAGATCCTTGGTACCGACTATATCCAAAAGCAGATGGAGGGCACCTTGGATAAGGCATCGCTGAATACCTCGATCTTTGCCGTGCGTGAAAATCGCGTAAAAGATATGTTCTTTGGTAATTTCGGACTGAAGTATATCGAATCGGATACCTATAAACTCGAGCGTATTGAATCGCTCTCGATAGGTGAAGAGGCGAATTTCACCTGTGCGGATATGAAAAACTGCAATCTCGATGCACCGTTATATATAGGATACGATCCGGGACCGTTCACCTCTATGGTCATCGGCCAGTATAATGAAGATCGTACCGTATTTCATGTGCTGAAGGATATCTACACCTATTGGCCCGAGCAGCAGCCACAATTAGCGTACTTATTCCAGACCTTCTTTGCACCGATGCGGAATAAACAGATCTTTCTCCATTATGACCGTGCCGGCAACCAGCGCGATCCACAGTGGAAAAAGTATAAACCGACTTTCGGTGACGAATCGGATACCGATGCTCAGACTCTGAAGATGGAACTCGAGCAAAGAGGCTGGAATGTAGATCTGATGTCACTCGGCCAACCTACCATCTATTACAAACAGCATCTGCATTTGCTCTCGAGACTCTTCAGCGGCAAAGATGATTATCAGGTGCATGGTATTCCGGTGATTAAGATCCGGATAGACGAGAATGAATGCGAGGCCCTGATATCATC